AAACTAAAGAATGTTATATAGGACAGGCGGTTGATCTTGCTTCCCGTTGGAAAGACCATGCTAAATTTGGGCTTAGGATAGACACTCCCGCAGGAAATAAACTATATAAAGCAATGCAAGAATATGGAATTTGGAATTTTTCATGGGAGGTTTTGGAAGAAGTGCCACCCGCCCAATTAAGTGAAAAAGAAGATTATTATATTCAACTTTATGATTCAATAAACTTTGGATATAATAGTATAAAAGCTCCAACAAAGAAAGGAATTTAAATAATATGAGTAATTTTATTAAACCAACAATTTCAGATTTATTAAATGGATTAAAAGAAAATAATACAGAAGCAATTAAATCCTTTGATACTGTTGTTAATCTCCATTCAAATTATAATAGACAATTTATTGTTGGAGATATCGATCCAGATGTTGGAGAAAGTATTGAAGCATATATTCGTTTTTTTAATAAAATGGATGATGAGGCTGGACTTGAACCTAAAGATCGTGAACCTATTATGATTTTTATTGATTCTTATGGTGGCGATCTTGGTGCATGCTTTACAATGATAGATGCTATTGCAATGAGTAAAACACCTGTATATACAATTAATATTGGAAGCGCATATTCCGCTGGATTTTTTACTTTCATAGCTGGTCATAAGAAATTTGCTTACCCACATTCTAGTTTCCTTTACCATGAAGGAAGTGCGGGAACCAGTGGTACAGCAGGCCAGTTTGAGAATTTTTCAGCTTTCTATAAAAAGCAGCTTGCTCAATTAAAAGAGCATACACTCAAGCATACTAATATTACAGAAGAGAAGTATAATGAAATTAAGAAAGAAGATTTTTGGATGACAGCTGAAGAAGCTCTTGCTCTTGGTGTTTGTGATGAAATTATTACTTCTTTGGAGGTTAAATAATGAAATTTGAAAATACAGTAACAAGTAACTGGAAGGGGGCTTTTCATGGTCTTCGCCATCCACTCGAAAGTTATAAAAAAAGTGATAGTGAATTTGGTATAACACAATGTTATGGTGATGAAACAGTTGATATGGAAGATAAATGGCTTGAAAAGAAAAATTCAGAACTTCATAAAGAATATTATTCATCAGAATGGAAAGATTATACAGAAAAAGAATATATTAAACAGTGTGAAGAAATAGGTGATTGGCTGTGGAAGAATGGAGTAATTCAAGGAGATAATAATACTGATTGTTTTGAATATGCTTTTCTTGGTCCAAATGATATGGATTTAGCGCAGCGTATGATAAAAGCAGGAACCCCTAATGATAAATTTCTTCGTCAGATATTTGTTAGTGTAGACATTACTGCTCCACTCTATTGGTGGAAAGAAATGGATCAGTATAAAGTAGGCACTGTAACTGATTCTACTTCTACAATGCACAAACTTGCTAGTACCCCAATTACTAGAAATTGTTTTGAAATGGATGATTATGATGGTTTACTCAAAATGTATGATAGAGAACCATATAATATTGATGATTATGTAGATGATATGTGGGATTCTGTTATCGACTATTGTGAAACTCTTCGTAAAAGATATCTTGAAACAAAAGATCAGAAATACTGGAAGGAACTTATTAGATTATTACCTGAATCATGGCTCCAAACGAGGACATGGACAGCTAATTATTCAGTTCTCCGTAATATATATCACTGGAGAAAAGACCATCGTTTAACTGAATGGCATACATTCTGTAATTGGATTTCTCAATTACCATATGCCAATGAATTAATTTTATTTGAAAATTAATAAAAATTATGTTATAATATTCATATAAAGATAAATAATTAATTAGGAGAAAATAAAAATGTCAAAGAAAGAATGTTTTATTAAAGAAATTCAAGAAATAATAAATGATTTACATGAAGGAACAAAAATAGAAGATTATTTATCATCAGATGCTCTTGATTTTTGGAATGGACTTAATACATCTGGAGATACAGATCGTCCTGCATTTACAGAGAATGGAAAGTTAGTTCTTGGTTATATGCAGATAAATAAAAATACTTATAATAATCTTTTTAAAGCTAAGGATATTGGTGAAGGACTTGGAATTAGTTCAAGAACAGCATCTGGAGCGGCTAGGAAACTTGTTACAGATGGTTACATAGAAAAAGTAGGTAAAGATCCTGTCGTATATAGTTTAACTCAAAAAGGTATTAAAGCAACCTTTGAAGAGTAATTATTTGACTTTTTAAAAAAATTTTGATATAATATTTATATAAGTTATGAAAAATAAAAAAATAATTAAGAAAAGGAAGAAAATAATATGAAGAAGAATGTAATTAACAGAGTACATGTAAGTGGAAGAATTTATGACCATAAGCTCGCACTTAAGACAGTACAGAATACAGAGTCTGCAAATTATGGCAAAGAGTTCATTAATGGAACTATTGATATTGCAACTGATAATGATTGTCTTAATGTAGTTCAGGTACATTTTACATATGTAACAGAGGTAACTTCAAAGGGAAATAAGAACGCTACTTTCTCAGCTCTTAAGAATATTATTGATACAAATAAGACAATTCTTACAGTAGGTAAGGATGATGCAATGATGGTTAAGATTGATACAGCACTTGCCCTTAATGATTTTTATACAAATAGAAATGGTGCTGAAACACTTGTATCAGCAAAGAGATGCGAAGGCGGTTTCGTTACAATCGTATCTTCAGTTGAGGATGATGAGAATGCTCGTTGTAGATTTGATGAGGATATGCTTATTAATAATGTAAGGCATATTGAAGCTGATCCTGAGAAGAATATTGATAAGGATTATATTATCGTTAAGGGTGTTGTATTTGATTTTAGAAATGCTATGCTTCCTGTAGAATTTGTAGTTCGTTCTGAGGGTGGTATGAAGTATTTTGAGTCACTGGATGTTTCTCCTAAGAATCTTGTATTTACAAAGGTTTGGGGTAAGATTAATAGTACTACAATTGTAACTCGCCAGGAAGAGGAGTCAGCATTTGGTGAACCTTTAATTAAGGAGTTTACAAAGACAGTTCGTGAATGGCTTATTACAGGAACTTCAAAGCCTGAAGCAGTATATCCAATTGGAGATGCTGAAGCTGGTATTACTGAGGAAGAGATAAAGAAAGCTATGGCTGATAGAGAAATTTATCTTGCAGATGTAAAGAAAAAGCAGGATGATTATCAGGCTAGTAAAAATGCGGGAAGTGCTGCATCAGCAGCTAGTGCTCCTGCGGCCGTAGGTGGTTTTAATTTCTGATTTAAATTAGATATATAACGTAGAGGAGCTTGGCTCCTCTACATTTTTATCTTTTTAGATGTATATAGTATTAATCTGCAGGGGCGAAAATGACCGCACTTCAGAATTAAAAATAAGTTTTGAATTTTTTAAAAGGAGAATTATATAATGGCAAATTTTGATATAAATGATTTATTAGCTTTGGAACCAAGCACAATTAGTAGAGATCTTTCTGGTTATATAACTTATATTTATGGAGCCCCTAAGGTAGGAAAAACAACTCTTGCTCGTGATATGGGTGCACTTATTGTAGCTTGCGAAGATGGTACTCGTGCATTAACAGGAGCATATGTTCAGAAAGCAAAGAATTGGTCTGACATTCGTGCACTTATGAGATTTTGTAAGGACGATAGAATGAAAGAAAGATATAAGGCTATTGCTTTCGATACCATTGATGTATGTGCTAGCTTTGCTGAAAAATATGTATGTGCACAGCTTGATATTACAACTCTTGGAGAAGGTGGTTGGTCTAAGAATGGCTGGTCTGTATTCAAGAAAGAATTAGAGGAAGTATTTAGAACTATTACAATGGAAGGTTATGCAGTTCTTTTTATTTCACATGATAAAACAGAAGAAGTAACTAGACCTGATGGCACTAAATTTACTCGTATTGTACCTACCGCACAGTCTTCTTTAAATACAATTATTAAAAATATGGCTGATATTATTGCGTATGGCTATTTCGATCCTATGACACAAGAAAGATACATGATGCTTCGTTCACTCGATGGAATGGCTGATGTTGGATGCAGATTCCAGTATATTGAACCTAAAATTCCATTTGGTTATAAGCCCTTAGTTGATGCTCTTAATAAAGCTATTGATAAAGAAGAGGAAATGGGCGGGAAGGTCGTAGCAACAAAAGCCAAGGAAGAAAATAAAGAACTTGATTTCGATGCTCTTATGAAAGAGTTTAATGATATAATTGCTAATATTCCAGGTAGTTCTGATATTAACCAGAGTACTGAAGAAGGAAAACAGTTCCTTGAATACTGGGCACCTAGAATTACAGAGATTACTGTTAAATATCTTGGTACAGGAAAGAAAGTTTCACAGTGTACAAGAGCACAGGTAGAACAGCTTTCATTAATAGTTGATGAAATGAATGAGTTAATTAAAAATAAATAATAATTTATATAGTGGCGGAATAGGTAGACGCATGCAGACCCCATCAGTGGTCGTCTAAGGCTAGCAAGCTGTAGGTTGACAACTACATGTAAGGTGCAAATCCTTACCTATATAAATAATTAAACAGGCGGGAAGCATGTCTTTCCGCCTTGATTTTTATTAAAAAATATGTTATAATATTATATAAGAATAAATAAAAAAGGAGATACTATGAAATTTGTATCTTTAGATAATTTAAAACAATATCATAATTATTTAATTGAATATATAGATAAAAGAATAGATTTAGCTGAAAAAGGACAAACTAATTGTCCTAATTGTGGAGCTATTATAACTGATAAAATCTGTCCTTATTGCGGAACTAATTTTATTAAATGGTATGAGGTAAAATAAAATGGCAAAACACATCGTTAAATGCCCTAAATGCGGACAAGATTTCGACACAAACTCGATCCAAGCAGTACGAGTCGGCGCCCGCCGCTATGGTCACGCTACATGTTATCCAGATAATACTGATTTTGTTCCTCTTGTTCAAAAGCCAGAAGAAGATTCTGATTTAAAGAAATTAAAAGATTATATAACTAAGATATATGGTAATAAAGCTAACTGGCCACTTATCACCAAACAAATAAAAAATTATACCAAAGATAAAAAATATAGTCTTTCAGGTATATTAAAATCATTAGTTTGGTTTTATGATGTTAAACATAATAGTGTAGATGGTTCTAATGGCGGAATTGGTATAGTAGAGTATTGTTATCAAGATGCATATAACTATTATCTAGCTTTATTTATAGCACAGCAAGCTAATGCAAATAAAGTATTAGATAACGAAATTAAAGAAATAACTATCGCTCCTCCAGAGATGAGAGGAACAAAACAAAAATTAATAGACTTTGGAGAGTGGTTAAATGATGAACAGTAAATATGTAGAAATTTCATCTTTAGTTCAAGTATTAGGTAGTCTTTATAATAAACCAAAAATATTTGAACAAGATGATAAATATAAATTTAATATAGACGATTTCTACGATGATTTTCATAAGATAATTTATAGCTGTATTTATAACCTCTGGCAACTAGGTGCTAAAGAAATCACCCTTCCCGCAATCCAAGACTATTTAAGTCAAAGACCTAAAGTAGAAGCTATATTTAAAAATAATAAAGGTGATGAATTTATATTAAGAATTGCAGAAAATGCAAACCCTAATACCTTTGATTATTATTATAATAGAATGAAAAAAATGTCTTTACTCAGAGCATATGAAGCTATGGGTATGGACTTATCTTGGATTTATGATACTAATAATTTATTTGATAGTAAAAAGAAACAAGAGCAAGAAGAATGGTTAGATAACTCCTCTCTTGTTGATATATATGCAAGAATAAATGAAAAAATTGATATAATTAAAGAAACATATATAGAACAGGTTGAAGATCAAGGACACCAAATCGCGGATGGTATTGATAATCTGCTAGAATCATTACAGCAGACTCCCGCATATGGGTATCCTATGTATGGAGATTATATTAATACTGTAACACGCGGCGCCCGCCTTGGGAAGTTTTTTCTACGTTCAGCACCTACCGGAGTAGGCAAATCCCGCTCAATGATAGCTGACTGTTGTTATATTGGTTGTGAACAAATGTATGACCTTAAAACAAGTAAATGGATAACTACAGGAGTTGGGCAATCTTGTTTATTTATAGCAACAGAGCAGGATCTTTCAGAATGTCAAACAATGTGTTTAGCATTTTTAGCTGGAGTTGATGAAGAGCATATTCTTACTGGAGAATATTTTACAGGTGAGTGGGAACGTATTGAAAAAGCTAAACAGTTATTAAAAAATAGTCAGATTCATTTTGAATGTATGCCAGATTTTACTATGCAATCTATTGAAACTGTTGTTAAAAAGCATATTAGAGAAAATAGTGTACAATATGTTTGGTTTGATTATATTCATAGTTCAGCTTCAATATTACTTGAAGTTGGTGGTAATAAAGGAATTAAAGGACTTCGTGAAGATAATGTTTTATTTCTTATGTCATCAAAACTTAAAGATATAACTGTTCAGTATGGAGTTTTTATAATGTCTGCAACTCAGCTTAATGCGCAATATCAGGAATCAGAAACTCCGGATCAGAACTTGCTTCGTGGATCTAAAGCTATTGCTGATAGACTTGACTTAGGTATGATTATGCTGGATG